CGAAAGCGGTGTGCCGGTTGAGGGTAAGCGAAGTGAGGGTTCTGAATGATAGAAGGGTTTGCAGGTAGTATATTAATAGGGTATCTTTCCCCTGTTGCTTTGTTCACCGCAGCCGTATGTATGCTGGTTCTTAGGGCCGGTGCATCAAGGGTTTTCTTCGATATCGTAGGTACTTTCACAGCAAGCAAACTAATCAAAGACGCAGACTCAGCAGCCGTAGTTTTTGAGGCTCTTTATCTTGATGCCATTACGGGTATTCAAGAAGCCGGTCAGGAATTGGGTCAGATATTCAACAGTGTAACTGATGCCGTAGTGCCGGTAGCAAGAGAACTTGCGGAGGCAGAAATACAGTTAGAGAAGTTTCTTGATACCTCACAAGATATAACAGAAATGAGAGATGCTGTGGAAGACATAGGTGTTCAGTTTGCCTTTGCTGGCGACGAGGCTATGGAAGCAGCCGCTAAGATGGCGCAGATAAGCGGTGTTCTCGGACCCGGTTCTCTTGCCGTAGGTACTCAGATAGGCATGGAGTTCGGTCTTATCAGCGGTATGGAAACCGAGGCTGCCATGCAGCGTATGATTAACCTTCAGCAACAGACCAAGTTCATGACTGAGAATCTTGAGGCTAATATGACTGCGGAGCAAAGAGCAACTCAGATACGCAAAGATTCTATAGTCGTTCTCGACCAACTGAACACGATTGAGAATCGCTCGGCTGCTACGATGGAGCAGATAACCTTCGTGATGAACCAGTTCGCATCACAGGCCCACCTCGCTAATGAGGAAATAAGAAGCATGGCTGCTCTATCGGCGGTTATGATTGAAACTGGTGAGGAACAGGGTAAGGGTGGTCGTGCGCTCAAGATGATGTATGCACGTCTTGGTTCGGATATAGGTGGTGCTAGAACCGAGATGGAGAGACTCGGCGTAGCAGTAATAGATTCAGAAGGTAGTATGCGTCCTCTATCAAGTATGCTCAAAGAGTTAGAGGATAATTTCAATGGTTTAGACGGCGCGCAACAACAGGCTACCGCTCAGATAATCGCTGGTAACAGGCACTACACACGTTTCCTCAAGTTGATGACTAACCTCGACCGTGTTAAAGAACTTGAGTTAGAGGCTGCGTTGGCACTATTCCCCGCTATGGATGAGATTGAGAGGCGACGAGACTCAGAACTCTTCCAACTTGAGCAAGCGGAGGCGAAAGTCAGAAATCTATCTGCTTCGCTAGGTGATAAACTACTTCCAGCAATGACTGAGATAACCAACAAACAAGCCCAAATGACGCAAGGGTTTCTTAGTTTTACACAAATACCCGGTTTGGGTAAAATGGCCTTAAGCACATTTTCTTTGGTTAAGGCCATGACTACGTTAGTAGGGCCTATGGTAGCCACTATCATCAACTTCAAGAACATGAGCATATCCCTAAAGACTCACGTTGCAATCACCAAGGCGTTGAACACACAACAAGAACTGATGGCTGACGGTTTTATCATGGGTGGGGCAACCTCAATTGAAGCAACAAGACACTTTGATATGCAAAGGAGTGCGATAAACGCATTGACTCGCGCATCAGAAGCGAGAATATCAATAGGTAAAAGAAGTATAGCGTTGTCTAATGAAACCGATGAAGCATTATTAACACAACAAAGAAGAATAGAAGGCATAATAAAGAGAACCAAGGATGAAAATAAAGTCAAAGAAAGAAAGATACAACTACAAGAAATAATTAATGAACTATCATTTAGAGCAGTTGACGCCGCACATGAACAGGCAGAATCAAACGCCGAAGAGTTTAATCAAGCGCGTGAAAATGCTACCGCATATAACAATATGACTATTGGACTGTCGGCAATGGGTTCTGCTTTTATGTTGGTGGGTAAAAGCCAAACGTCGATGAACATAGGTATGACTTTGAATACTGCTGCTATGGGTTTGCAAATCGCTAAGATGTTTAATCTTGAAAAGATAACTAAATCTTTGACAAAAACGGCAATGTCGCACGCTGCCGCGAATAACATAAACACAGAATCAATGAAAGCATCGAGAATCGCAATGATGGGGTTAGGGGTGCAAGCCAAGGCTCTTATGATTAGTATGCTTCCATTGCTTGCTATCACTGCCGCTATTACTGTTGCCTTTAAAGTAGGTAAAGATTTTCACGAAAAATATTTCAAAGCGGCAGAAAAAACAGCGGAAATTACAAGCGAAGCAGCCGCCGATATGGGTAATGTTGCCGATATGATAGGAGATGTAAACTCAGGTAATTTAGATTTGAATGACGCTTTGGATATACAAAGAAGAAAGGTTGAGACTTTGAGGGCATCTAACAGCAGTATGATGAGTGAGGTTCTTCCTGCTCAAGAGCAGTATTTGGCTGACTTGGAAAGAACCAATGATATACTGAGCAGACAAGCGACTTTAGAAGCGGTGGATGATACTGCTCTTAAGAGTTATTTTAGTACGTTAGAAGAGGCTGATAAATTAACTCAAAGATATGGTATAGGCGACAGTATGATGGAAAGAAGTATTTTTGAATATTTCAACGCATTTAAAGATGGGACGGATAAGGTAAGGGACTCATTATTGGATAATGTGAAAGCGCAGAAAAGGTTCCAAGATGAAAATGAAGCAGTGTTTGAGTTCTTAGAAACACACGGCATCACAACTTATCAGGAATACTTAGATGTTGTTGAAGCAACAGGTGGTGTTTTAGACAGTGCTGGTGACGCCACTTCAGATTTCGCTAATGATATAATGGATGCACAAGATGTGATTGAGAAATTCAACGGTTCACGAGAGGAAATGTTCTTCGGTTTCAAGACAGGAAACCTAACTGGTGATTTGGTAAGGCAGGTAAACCAACAAGGAGTCGATACATTAATAACGACTACCTCGGTACTCATGACCAACGTGTTCAACGGACTGACTATACCGGAGATGGCAGACATAGTTATAGAAGAGATAGAGGGAAGAGGAAGACTCAATGGTTACAGTATTACTACGAGTTAGGTGAGTGTATGGTAAGAACTGTGGAGAAAAAGTATCAAGTGTGGCTGGCTGGCTACTACGACGACTTCAATGGGGCAAGAGCCATTCCCGATGACACCAACAGTCCCGGTTCCGCAAGAGCGCACGGTAATTCCCACCACGGCAACCCGATGAACGGGGAGGCCACGCTCAACCCCCGATACCGATGGTCCGAGCCTGACAGGGACCAAACAGGCTCAAACTTATATGCTTCCTCAGACAACAAGTTGTTGCAGAACGATGGTATATTTGAGTTCATATCACACGACGACACAAGACAGAGCAATACCGAATGGGAAGGCAGGGCGCAGTTGCAGTACCCTGACGGCCACGTAGCCAACAGATACAGGTTCGATGGCTCAGGGGCTTTGGGCTACCACAAATTCGTCAACGGTTATGACACGCTAGGTTCCTACCTCGTTCCTACAGGAAATAACGATGCCACATTCGGTAGGAATACCACGTTGGGTTATACGACTACACTGTATCGAGATGCCAACGGTGGTACATCAAAAGCAGGAGTGACAAACGCCTCAAGCGATAATGGTGAATTCGTGCAAAGGGCGCACCTCGCTGGTGTGTGGATGGGCGAGCAATATTTAGAGACATCTTCCACTACACCAAATACCCTGTTCGCAGAAGTAACTTCACCTGCTAAGAAGCCTTTCCTCGTTGTTCAATCCGCGAGATATGACAAAACTAACCATGCCGCTAAACCTACTATTGTCTATGACGGACCACTTAACACTAGGCTTGACGGAGATACTTTTTCGACAAGAGTAGCCGTTAGAGCAATGAGCGGTAAAGGGGGAACTGAGTGGACTAAACTAGGTTTGCAGATTGAGGTCGGTTTTGCGCAACCAACAAGCGCGTTGACAGATACGGGTTTCACTGGCACACCAGCCATAGACCAAATTATACCATTGAACTATACTGCTGGTGGTATAAGCGGAGGTATAACTTACGACACAAAGGGTGAGTTATACAACAGTTCAGGAGTATTACAGTCTTATACAAATGATGATACATGGTTAGATATAGATTTAGTCTTTAACTACACGGACAACAACTACGATGTATATGTGGATGGTGTTTTGAAAGCATCAAACATAGCAATGAATGACGCAGCGAAAGATGGAACGGCTGACGGCGCAACTACAGCAGCAAATCTCTATGGCTACCAAATAACCGTGGTCAACGGGGAAAGCACAAGTCAAGAGGGTTATGTTTCATATATGATGCTTGACCGCGCAGGTGTGGTAAGATATCTTACTGATGATGTAGCGGGTGGAACTGATGAAGCACCTATAACAGACTTAAAAATGTCCCGTAGTGTCAATGGTATTTCCTCTTGTTCTATAGAGTTATCTGATATACCTGATTTACACACTGATAGTATAAGGGGTAGTAACGCCACAAATTACACTCATAATTTAAAAGATTTGTTCCTTGCCACTTCCGCTCTTGATTGGCAACTATTAATATTCGGTGATGCTGATTGTCGAATAGATAGACCTATATGGAGAGGTATAATAGAGAAATTTGACATAAAACAAAAAAGAAGAGATAGAGTTTTAACTTTTCAAGCGTCAGATGCCCTAAATATTATGGATAGGGCAGTTCCTCTTTGGGAGATAGGACAAGAAGCATTGAATGATAGTGAGACTGAAACACCTTATTGGTTGTACGAAGCACAGGGATTTAAAGACACTATGAATATGGGAGCAAGAAGATTAAAATTGTTAGGGCCGGATGTCGGGTTTGATATTGATAGTAGTTTCATAGAGACATCCACACAAAGGATGCAGTTGGGGTCCGGCCATCCTATACAGATGTATAATAACGAAGATACTTTAGGACCTAACAGCATAGAAGATGCTTACGATGGTACAGGCATACTTGGTTTCAACGAAGACGCAAGCGGTAACACGGAAATACATCTATCAACAAGCACTCATGGTTTATCGCATCCTGTGAATATTACAATAACTAACTCAACTAATCACAATGGCACATACGCCTCATCTTCTGTATCAGGCAACAAGATTGTGGTTGCTGGCGGTACTTTAGCGGTTACAGGAGAAACAGCCAAGATTATCTATATAGGTAAGGCTTGGGGTCCGTTCTATGAACATAGTAAATACACTTCACCAACTGGAACGGCTAACGACATACACAATTGGACGGAATTCATAGACCCCGGAAAACCAAGTTCTGCTCATTTTCCCACAGGTAATTCTGCTGATACACATTTCATATTTGACGCTGACCCCGGACTAAAAGAAGGGGATAGTTTTTTTGTCAACGGTAGAGATATAGGAAATAGCGCACTTTCGTCTTCTTTACAAGGGTACATAGGCAAGCATACAGTAAAACAAATAGAAAGCACTAAATCATATTTCGCAGCGGAAAACGATAATAAAATTTATTGGGTTAAGACACATACACCATACATGATATCACATGGCGAGTTCGGTGATTATAGTGGTGATTCTTTGAAAACTGGAAATGATAGATTAGAATTTTCAAAAGACACAGGTACACTGACAAATGTAACCACCATACCTAACCGTGCTTTACAGTCCCAATGGATGCGTGACCTACCTATGTCTTTATGGTTTCAATATCATTTCGGTAAAATTAAATACGCACCTGTCAATAATACATTTACACATCAAGCCATAACAGACTCACAATCTTTAACATCTGCTACAACATCTTTACAAGTTCCTCAAGATACCTATGACAATATACCTAATTATGGAGTAGCGGAAATTTGGCAATGGCCGGGAACAGGAAGAATAACAGATACTAACTTAGTAAAAAGAGGTAAATTCATATATCAAGGTAAGGCTACTTCAGGAGGAAGTTATTATCTTATAGGATGTAAGTATATGCCTACTTTGACAACATTTGCCCACAAGTTAAGAGTTCACGACATAGATGCTGATTATAAGCATGTTTGGCTTTTATGGGCAGATATGAGAAACAATGGCAAGGCTGATGCAGATGGCAGTTCAAGAAAAAGTAACTTCGGTCTGCAATATCCCGTAAGTGATAATTACGAGTTCGATTTATTCTATGTGGACCAATTTGATACTGAGGGTAATATAGATAAATTCGCAAGCCTAAAAGTAGGGGAAGACTTGAGTATATGGAATATAGATTCAACCACAGACCCTATAACTAATGGTGCTTTTTCCAAACCAGCAAATTATTCTGCGCCACAAACAGTAAGCAGTATAGCAAATGACAGTGGTAAGTTAAAGATACTGACATCAGAAACAGGCACGGTGGCAGAAGGGGATTATGTTCATCTTATAGGAACTGCCGACCATGATGGCATACACAAAGTAGCGACAGGTGGTTTGAGCAACGACACCCACTTCATCACAGAAACAACGTTTGTAAGCACTACGGTAAACACAGGTGGTGCTGTGTATTACCCAACCACAGGTAGCGACCAAGAAGCCTCAAAATACCAAGATTGGGAAGACAAGGCTGGTTCCTTTGTGGTTATTGACACAGCACCTTTCTTTAATCTAAATACACATATAAATAACGGTAAAACAGGACAGACTGGTGGTGGAAGGACAGACCTTACTGATTATGTGGCTGTCAACGAAGGATTCCCTGCATTGATAGACAACTATTGGAGAGAGGCAACACCATCCTATCTGACAACCGGAGATAGAGCCTTAGAACATACGAATTCACAATATCTTATTTCAGATGCAACTTTCGTTAGCGATTTAAGCAACGATGGGCAATACTTAGAACCGTCGTACAAGGGTCTACCTGTTGATAATGCCTCTATATTCCGTGATAGCGGTTATGGTATGATAAGAGAAACTGATTCCGAGAAAGAAATCAATGATTATTACTTTTCGTATGATTGTAAATTAGAGAGTGCTTTACCAGCGTCGGGTTCTTATGCTGTTAGCAACAGCCCCGGAACTGCTACATACGGTGGAGTAACAGGAACGCAGGAGATAGTGTGCAACGGAGAGACACTTCATACTGATGGTGTCAGGGAAGGTATGGTTTTAGAAAGAACCAAAGGCTCAACTTTAAGTTACCATAGTGTTTTGAACATGGGTGAGGCTGCTGATGATACTAACTTTGAGACTACTATGGTTGTAACAGGAAGTGGTTGGGACAACACCTGCACGTTCACAGTCCCTATACAATTAGGAAAAGTGTATATGACACAGTTAGAATCAGAAGAAATCAACTTGGCGTTGGCAGATAACCAAAATTATCCAGCGGCTATAAGAGAAAGGTTCAACGCTGAAGAAGGTGATACTTGGGATATCTATGGTTTGAAATCTAAAACAGCAACACAGGAAAGAGTTGAGGTCCATGCAAGTTTCGGTTCTGCGTATATGTTGAGATTAATGATGCACGTCAATGGTTTTGTAAAGTCAACAAACTCAGGAACTTTCTACGAAAGTGATAAGATAAGAGCGTTATGGAATGCTGCAATTACAGATAGTTGGCTGCCACCTACTCGCTTGAACGCTATATATGATATCAACAATGTACCTGTTACAAGTATAATGACTACTTACAACGATACATCTTCCAACGATTCCTATGGTTCTATGATACAGACAAGAGGAAAAACTTTAGCCTCTATATTAAATGTTATGAGAGGTAAGAGTGGTTTCGGAGATACTAATTCCCTCAAAACAACATTCTCATACTTGATTGGTCATGATGGTAGGTTGGAGTTCAGACCTAAATTTAACTCTAATCTTAATTTTGGAAGAACCACTATGAAAGTAGCAAATTTCAGTTCTCAAATGTCCGCACAAATTTCTAATGTGAGGGTTTACTATAATGGCGGTGCGTCATTCATTGATTTTCCCAAGCCCGGATTGACAGATACTACAAGGTGGAAGGTATTACAGTACCCATCTATAACAAATAGCGAGGAAGCGCAACTGTTGGCAAAACAAGAATACAATAAAAGTAAAGAAAGTCCTATGCAACTTACTATAGAGCCTATATTATTTGCATCTCAAACAGAGAACAAGATGATTGATGGGGGTAGATATGGTTACATCGCTGACCCATATATCTCTTTGAAGGGTTTGAATGCTGACGCTACTGCTGAGTATAAATGGGTAACAAGTTGGACTCGTCTTGGAAGCGGTGGGGTTCTATTCCCCGGTATGGTCAACGCCCTTGACGGCAACCAAGCAACCACCACAGACATATACGCAAGATATGGAGGCAGCGCGGTTGATAATACTGACGCAAGTATCGCTTATAACGAAAACTACACATGGTATGGCGCTAACTCTATATCGTATGTTGTTCAGATAGTTAATATTAGTAATAATATGCCTTTGGTTAATGCGGCTGGTCATTCTATGCGTATGTGGGTTGACCTTGCTAACCAAACAGGCACAAGCATTGATGAGGCTCAGTTTGTAATAAATTTAGGAAATTATAATTTTGATAATGATAGAGATAAAGATGATAGTCTTCAAGGAAGTATAAGCAGTATTACTGTCAAACACAGTGGTTTCTATCAGATTGATGTTCCTACTACCTACGATAGTTCTGCTGGCGGTAAGATAGTAGTGTCTTTCAATGCAGAATACTGTCGTGCGCTTCTCAGGCACAGATGCGGCGACCCATCACAGACAGCACATGGTTCAGCAAACTACATCTTAGACAGCAGCGTTGACAACGGTAGTGGTTCTGTTAACGCGAGCAGCATCTTCCCATTGGGGTTGAGAAAACACGTCTTCCAAGGGGGTACTATGGATTTAAGAGAGGTTTGGTATGCGCCGCGTGTCCATATATGCAATGACATGGCTTACAGCCCTGCTACAATAGTAACTGTGACTGACCCCGGTTTGGGTCTTAACGCAACTGCTATGGTGATAAATCAAATAAGATGGTCTATAAAAGCAGGTGAGACTGATAAAGTCGTATTGAATTTGGAAAGAGATGAATCTATAAGAATGGGTGGTTTGATAACACAGTTGTATAATCCCAATAATCAAGGTCCGACCATGAACACAGACCATCTTGATAATATGGGTCTTAATGATACAGGCGGCGGCGCTGGCACACCATTACCTCCCTCAAACACACCATCCACTGACACAACACCTACTTTAGTAGGTGGTGGAACTGTTGATTTCAATCAACAGGGTTTCGGAAACAACGATTCTGTGGGTATAGGTCAATGGAGCAGCACATCATATGGTAGAAGCGTAAGAGGCAGAATGGATATGCGCGATTTAGGAAACAGCAATTTCTCTATCTTAGGCATGAAACCGGCAGGAGAGACACAAACTGCTATGAGAGGCATAGAGGGTATGGATGTATCTATCAACGCTACAGGTGGTTCTGCTTTCTTAGGGGCAGAAGGATATGTGTTTGGTGGCAAAGGTAAGAGATATACCGGAGACAGTTTCGCTGGCAACTTGACAAGTCAGATAGTCAGTCTTCAAACGCAATTCACCACACCTGAAGATGTTGTGAATGATAATTTAAGTATAACGGCTAAAGTAAGTTGCGGGATTGCGAGTCCAAGTGCTGATACCGCTGTGTTAGAAACAACAGCAACGATTGTTGAAACAGGAGTAAGCGTGTCACACACCACGAGTATATCCACAAACACAGATAAGAAAGAAGTTAGTTTGATACCACTTACCTCTTTGTTAGGATTGAAAACCCCTAAACAAAGAGTAGAAGTAACAATTGTTAGAAAACCCGGCACAGGCAGCGATGACGCAGACACGAGTTCTGTGGTCTTACATAACTTAGATGTGAGAATGGAAAGGGGCTCAGTTCCCGGCAAGGTAACTTCGGCTCAGTTCTCTACGTTTTCGTAAGCATTGCGCAGGGCTAGGATGTCCTTGGCTCTCTTCCTACCTACGCCCTGCACTTCCATCAGGGATTTCTGCGTGGTGCGTGAACGTAGTATTGCGGGTAGACTACCGAACTTCTCAAGCAGTTTCTCAGCGGTGGCTGGCGTTACTCCCTGTATGGTGGAAAGTGCTGCAATCCTTGGGTCCATGTCGAACTTCTTAACCGAGTGTATGATGTCGGGGTGGTGGTTGCTTAGGGCCATGCCGTCCTGCGTGTGGTTGACGACAAGCCATTCAACGAAGTCATCCATACTTAGAACCTCCATGTACTTTATCTTGGGGAATCGCTGGTAGAATGTGATTTTGAATTGGTGTATGACCTTCTTCATGCGAGCCATCTCCATAGCGAGTTGCTTGGCGTTGGGCCTACGAGTTCCTTGAACCCACGGCTTCAACTTAGTCCCATACACTAGAAGCATAGGGTTCTCACAACTCTCCTGCAAGTCACGCAACTGCGCTACTATCGTGCGAGTTCTGCCAATACCCAATATAGAACGATACAAGTCATTTATCTCCTTTGCTTCTATTCCCCACTTTCCTATGCGGTAGTCTGCTGACGCCATCCTACATACTTTTACCGTATCAGCACCCATTCTCATGAGCAGTTTGTTTACTACTTTTGGGTTTTCGCGGTCGTCAACCATTAACATAATAGTTGTTACTATAGACGTATATTTAAAGCGTTTCAAAACCCGTAGTGTTGATACACTTCGTCTTGCAATACTATTATGTGCATTTTACAGGTATCGCAGTATTTTTCGGTCGTTTTGTCGAGAAGAAATTTGCAGTTGCAATTCGGACATTTGTTTATTTCTTCGGGTTTTATTTCTAACATTGTCATCATGTATATCATCTCCTTGTTCCATCATCTCGCCAGCATGAGCCGGGACAACCTATCTTGGCTGCCAGCCATGAGCAAGTGGGAGTGTTTTCGTGGTCGAGAATTGAACGGACGTGCATTCTTGATTCGGAGGGATTGAAGTCCCTCCATCCGAGAGTGCTGATGAAGTCAACCATCTCGGTGGTAATCTCATCCTTCTGCTGTGAAGTCAGGGAGGCGGGAGGAACGAACCACCTGAGATTCTCGTAAAGGTGGTAAGCCAACGCCAATCTTGGCGCGTGCTTTGGATTCTCATGGGCGATGGCCTGTTCGATGCACGGAGGTATGGGAATCTGCCCCGCAGACCCTACCTTTTCGTGCATGACAGACGCAAATGTCACGTCGATTTGAGGGTTGGCCGCAATCCACTTAGTTATGCTAAAATCACTAGGTTTATCGGAGCCACGGAAGGGGTCGAGGTCTTTGAACCGAGACTCCGGCTTGGATGGGATGTTGTAAGCAATAGGATTAGCGGCAAATTCTTCTGTGTCTATGTTGACAGCCCACTTTCCCCTTGTAGGATTGTAGGTGTCGGGAATGCGAGTCAACTTCTGCGGGTGTCCCACACCATCGAGACTCTTCAGACCCTTAGCCATCTTACGCTCGTAACGGTCTATGTGCTTGGCGATGGATGTTCCCATCACGGGCTTCTCAAACATCTGATGAACATGGAATCCACGACCAGTGAAAACTGTTCTCACATCTCCGTCGAGCCGCTTGATAAGTTCCGCCGCATCTAACTTGACATCATCCAAAGAACCATCTTCCTCTATGTCGAAGTCCCACCAAGCCCGGTCCATAATTACTGATGCTATATCCATTTTCCAAGGACGGGAAGGTTCTGCTCTTTGGAAGGAGTATAATGATGTGTAACACGATGCTCTACCGTTGACCTTGTTAACATAATCGTCAAAGTTCTGTCGTGAAGAACAGGCAGCACGGCGTAGACCAATCTCACGGGGGAAAGACAACAACATGGTATCACGCCTCTTGCTGGTGTCCACATTCACAACCGAATACGGTTATTAACTTAGGGGCTGTTCCCTCCTGCCCCGTTACTTGCCAAACATCTTCTGAGCCTTCCCAACGGTCATGATGACCGCAAGCAGCACATACTACCTTCATACATCCCACTCCATCATTCCATTCAACTCAGCCTCGCAGTTAAGCGAAAAGTCACACCAAACAGGGCAGAAATAATCGTTCCATTTCATGGGCCACTGTTGGGATGTAAGTGATTCGATAGTGTCGTATAAGTTTTCCTCAAAGGTATTAAGAGAACGTTCTCGGAAGGGTTCTAACAAAGCAAAGCCACGTTCAGGCCCCACCCACATTGTCTTTCCCCTCTTGTTACCTTCAAGAAGTAGTTTATCATCAAGGTCTTCAGGTATCTCATAATCAGGTGTGATATACAGGAAATGAGTCACCTCATCGTACCCCAAAGCACGTAGCATACGTGTGTAGTAAACGAGTTCCTTACGTGTCCTACCTAGTTTGCTCATACCCATGTTGCCTGTCTTCAACTCGACAAGACATAGCCCACCATCAGGGTGTCGTATCACGCCGTCAATGAGGCCGACCCATATGATTTCATGACCGTCGAATTCCTCGTACACCTGATGTTTTATCTCAGCCTCGACAACCTCAAGGCCGCCAAGGTCATTCGCTATCTGATGTATTAATAAGGTAAGACTATCTACACCCTCATCCTCGTCAACACCTTGTTCGGCAGCGACTTCGGAAATGGCTTCAGGACCAACAAGAAGACCGTGTTCCATGACTGTGTGAACGGCTGTTCCTCTAATCATCTGCTCAGTGGGTGGCGCTCTCGGTATATCCGCTACATATCGCCAATAGAACTGTCTCGGACAACTCATATATGTCATGAGAGAAGACTTGCTGATACGCAATATACCCTCACCGGGACGGTAAGAGGAACGGGATGCTTGTTCCTCACTCGCTCTCATCAGTAATCAACCCACTGTCCCAATCTTCTACAGTCGTTTGGCTACCAGCGAATAGGTCTTCTCCACACAATGGACACTCAGTTTGTTTAGGTAAACCTTCTATGAGAGGTCTTATGACAGCGTTTTCACAGTTAGTACATTCTACGTCCTCGACTTTGCCCATCTCTCTTAGTAAGGCAAATAACAAGAAGTTGACCTTCTTCAAATCATTGTCGATGACACCAAAAGCCTGTATGGTCTGTTGCATGAATGTCTGTACGTTTTGTGCCATTTCCTCTATCTGTTTCTTACTCATATTTACACCTCATTTGACTACGCATATAAACTATACCCACGCGAGATTACCGACACCCCTATGGGCATTGATAAGAGGTTGCATAGACCATCCCGCAAGATTAAAATAAGGCTCAATCTTTCGCAGGATAAAGCGGTCGGCCAGCACTTTGTAACCGATGCTGGCAACACCATCAATCTCAGACGGGTCATCGAAAGCGAGGTACTTACCTTTATCGTTAAGAGTCACAAGGAAGAAGGAACCGGCACGATATCCCTTACCTAAGAACTCGTTGGCCCACGCAGCACCGGCTGATGAGCCGGACAAAACCTTGTATTGAGATAGGTCACGTTCCAACTTACCCTTCATACATAGCAGGGTGGGTTCTGCGTTTCCGTCCACAACATCTGTTATAAGATTCTTGAGACTGTCAGAAACCTCAGATTCCTCTTTGCCATTTAGTATACCCGTAATTGTATCTGTCATAGCCTCCTTCATGACGGGGGGCATACGAGATTGCTTCAACTCTATACCCTTTACATAAAGGGTCGGGTCGTGATAGGAACCATCGGTCCACGCTGTCATGCCCGTGTACCTGTTCTTGGCAACGAGGATGATACGGGAACACCACTTCTCAAACTCGACCTCTATGGGGGCCATGCGTGCGTTTATCCTGTCTATCACCTCTAGCCCCTTCTCAGGCGTGGGTATCTCACAGAATACGCTGTCTGTATGGCCGTATAGAACCTTGAAGCCCTCGGCTTCAGCCTCGTCCATCAACTCATGTAGGGTGTTGCGGGAGGTGTGTGTGATTGCTGCCGCAATCTCAGGGTGATACATACCGTACTTGGCGTCGCCAGCAACCCCATACATAGAGGCTACTAGCGTCTTGGCCGCGAACTGCATCGTGTCCCACTTCTTAATATTATTAGGGTCAGACTTCATAAGAGCCTTGAACTCGTTCCTCATCTTAGTCATGTAGTCCATCTGTCGGATGAGAACTCCCCTGCTATCAGTGTTGAACTTGGTTCCGTTACCACAATCCTCACCGTCAGCGGATAGAGTGTCCCATGATATATTATACTTCTCAGCATTGCTGTGATACATTGCTTTTATGTCTAATATACCTACGTTGTCGTAAACTCCCGGCTCGACATCGAGAACGTCAGCACCGTCGTAGTTCACCTTGGCGAACTGTGGTCGTGTGGGAATCCTACGGTCGAAGCCGGGGTCTGTGAGGACGAGGTTGCTGAACATCTTGGTGATGAAGGGAGTGGAACGTATGTCGCACTGAACGAGGTGTTGTAGGGCGGTAAAGTAGTCAAGTGCATTGACAGCCTCATCAAGACGGGGCAGTAGCCTCACGTCCTGTCGGCAGTAGTGTATGTATAGGGCTTTGTCCGTGTCCCATGTGTCGTGGCCGTCAGGCAACTCCACCTTGGTTTCACCCACGACTTCCTCTCCAACGTCACCTAACTTGTACGAGGGTAGTTTTCCGTTCTTCAATTCCCACAGTTTTGATACTGCGAGCATCAGGTCTATGCAGTTGCGACCCACGATAGGTTGGTCCCAATCACCGAAGTCATATCTTACTTTGCGCAGCGGTGACATACCGTGTGCGGGAATGTCACAGGCTCTACATCTGTCAAAGAACTGCTTGATATCTGCACCCGTGACATACCATCCGGTTATGATGTCAGGGTCTTGTTTTTTCATATGGCTGATGAAGTGGGTAAGTAACCCTTTCTCATCCCCAAATCCGATAGCCGGTGTGTCATATGAATATTCACCATAGTTATTATAAGGCTTAGAGTTCCCATCACCGAGGTCAGGCTCAAGGAACCATACAAATTCTCTATCTGTGAAGTTGTCGTAAACTACTATTACCCTTATCTGACCTGTCTGTGGCGACCACTCAGCATCCAGATACCAAGTCCTGTGTTCGTAGTTAGGAATCTTATCGTTACCATCATTGATATAGTCTATGAGAACACGGTTGGTGTAAGCGATATTCGCTTCCCATGTGTCTCCGGCTCTTGATATCTGTGATACATCATAGGTGGAAGCGCAGACAATCTTAGTGAGAGATTCGCCGTATAGTCCGGTATAACCCGGCTCTTTACGCACACAATCTATCCATTCCGCGTCTTCGTCAAGCACAAAACAATAGGGCCAATAACCCTTGATGCTTTTCTGATAACGCGAGCCGTCCGGCTGCCTACCCCTAACAATGACATCCCTGCCTCGACCACGCTCAATTATCATCCTCGTCCCTCTTGGCTCTTGCTCCACGAGGACGGGTATCAATGTTGTGTTTGTTGAGCCACTTGTTTATGCTCATAGGAGTCAGACCACAATCAAGAGCGATTTCAGCCATAGTCCTTTCGTTTGTGACGTACTGCTCGTAAAGCCATTCATATTCCTGATAGACTTTACCCATATCTTTTCTGATGTGGACGGTAGCAACCGTGTCATCAAATACAATCTCGTGCGTTCCTATTTCTAACTCTTTTAAATTTACCTGCATAGTATCATGCCCCCAAGTTCGATGCTTGGAATATGAAATCACCGTCACCTAAGTCTATGAACATCTTGATGCCCTGACCCATACTGGTGAAGTCGAAGAAGGAGATGTCAACCTTGCTGTTGAGGTTCTTGAACACGTAGTCAAGACCTCCGTTGAAAGTTGCGTCGAACACCACAGGAAACTCTCCCTCGCTTATCTGTGTAGTAGTTTTACCCTTAAGTTCCGTACCTACATTGATGAATAGACCCTCATACTTACCGATGATGCGGAACTCATTGTGCTTCTGTCCGTTCATCTCATCGCACCTGAAAGCCTCATACAAGTCAGTGCTGTCTAACTCGGCAATCTTTACCATGTGTGGGTATTCCTTGCCATCTCCACCAACATACTTATCTATAGATAGTTTATCAGCGATAGAGTTAGACTTATCAGACCACGTAGCCATAGTGTCAGGTGTGTGTGGGAAAGCAAGAGCCTCCGAAGATGCTGTCAACGTAGTCTGTTTCCGACCGGACTTCAGTGTCACCTTACCTTCTTTTGGGGTAATACTAAGTGGGCTGCTGTGGTATTTCAATGCGCCCAACCATGTGTTTATGTCAGTAACGGGAATATCACCTTCACCTGTGCATGGTATAGATAGGCGGTTGAGGGACGACACTCCATCTTTTACGAGTGCCGTTCCAATCAACCTACCGTTCTCCACCTTAAGCAGCACAGAATGAACCTGCGCAAAACTTTTACCGTCAATGTTCTGCTTACGCTGCATGAGCGATAGCAACCATTGAAGGGAGTTGGTATCGAGAGTAATCATGTCAATCACTCAAGCATCCAAGGTAGTCCGAAGAACTCGACCTTACCTGCCTTTACAGACAGGATATCGTGTGTGGAGCCTACTTTCTCAATGTTCTTACCCTTCATTTCCTCGATAGTGCCGCGCACAACCCACTCTCCATCTCCGAGAGTGCGGTCGCCTTCGACACCAGCAGCGGGGTCAGCCTTCTTCATGTGGCGTGAGAGGAATACCTGCTGAGAGAACTTTCTCATGGTTCCCTTCTCCCACTCAGGGCGGAACCCTACGGTCATGAGAACCTTCTTTCCTGTGCCGTCGTCCATGTATTGGGACACCGGCTTGAGGTGGAAGGTGAAGTAGACCTTGGCTACATTGAGACTGTGAAGTCTGCTGAGAATGTTTCGATAGAGTCTATTACGCTCTCTCCACTCTTTCTGATTGAAGGAGTCTCCTTCTTCGTCAATGATACCGCGAGATAGCAGCGAGGCACGCATAGCGTGTTCGCACCACTTCAGGAATGTAGAGCCACCATCGAAGATGACACCACCTACTGCGTCCGGGTTCTCCTTTACCTGCTCAGCAAGTATGTTGACATACCAAGATGTCTTGTCAAGAAGTGCCTTGTAGTCAACGTTGTTCTCATCATCGAAGATAGACTCATCCGTCTCGTCATGTAAAGGAAGAACTACTATGTTCTTCGCACCCGGATATACGTGGTCAACAGTGGCTTTTGCGCTGTTGTCAACGTCAAAGATGAATATCTGCTTACCAGCCTCAATCTCAGGAGCGAGCAATGATAGA